ATCCCATATTTCCAGTACTTCTTTCCACGGATATCGTTCTTGCGGCGGTATTGCGTCGTACCAACGAATCAATTGTTGCAAACGACATTATTGACAAACGTGTTTTAACTCCTTCTTCAGTTTCTTCTGTTGTTGAAATTAGCACTATTAACCTTGATGGTGGAACCGATATTGGAGCGGCTCTTGCTGATGAAGACCTTATTCTTGTGGATGACGGAGCAAACGGAACTAACCGAAAAAGCGTGTTGTCTAGGGTTGCAACCTATTTGTTTGGAAAAGTTAGTGGAGATGCAACCGCATCATCCACTGGCGCATTAACTCTTGCTAACACTTCTGTCACGGCTGGGTCGTATACAACGGTTAATCTTACCGTAGATTCCAAAGGCAGAGTTACTTCTGCTGAAAGCGGCACGTCTGCTCCTACTGGAGACAGCGACCAGATTGTTCTTGGCACGCAGGTATTTGGTTAAAGGTCAATATGACCGAACGGCCAATACCTAAACCGACTGGAACGGTACAAGACGCAACTCGTGTACGAAGAGTGATGGTACACCGTCAACGAGAAACACATCCAGCAATTAATAATCCAGAACAAGACACTATTCCTGGCGCAGATTCGGCGGACGAATAATGGTAAAGGAATACGATTCTTCAATTCTGGAAACAGTTACTACAACTGCTCGTAACTTTTTGCGTGACTTTCCAAAATTCTTTCAAACTTCGTTTGAGGCGACTACCCGCACTTACGAATTAGGACACCCGAACATTGATACGGATAGTCTATACATTGCAACATACACATCCTCTACACCTACAGCATTAGCCGCGTCTGCTTTTTCATTAGATGCTAGAAACGGTATTTTAAGATTAAGTAGCACGCCAACGTCAAATAGCAGTCTTATGGTTGAAGGGTACTACTACGAATGGATTTTGCCAGCAGATTTAACTTTTTACGCAAAAATCGCTATTGAGGAACATGCCTATAACTTGTCTACGTCATTAGAAAACATGTCTGAAATTGTTATTAACACAATTGGAATGGCAACAGTTGTTCATTCGTTGTGGGCTTTGTTGAGCGAATATAGCCGAGACATTGACGTAATGACCTCTGAATCAGTTCACATTCCTGGTAGCCAACGTTATAGAATGGTTCAAAGCCTCCTTGAATATTGGCAAGCGGCCTACGAGAAAAATGCTCGTGCTCTTAACATTGGCGTCAACAGAATTGAAATGATGAACCTTAGTCGCGTTTCACGCCTTACAAATCGTTACATTCCAATTTATCGTGGTCGTGAAATTGGAGACTACGGACCAATTAAACGTGTATTCCCAGACCGAGATAAAGGAACCATTGAAGTTGAAGATACGGGAGACGATTTGCGAGAAGATGTATTTGTAGACACAAACCCTCCCAGCAGTCTATATAACACTGGACACTTCTAATGGATGTCCGAACTGAACTAGGACACATCAGAAAACATTACCGAGAGTATTCTCGTAAAGTCGGTGAATTCATTGTTTACTATGAATTCATTCCATTTGGAAACGCCGCCAGTTCTAGTGGTTCATATTTTGACGACGTTTATGATGAAGGCATACAAGGAACTGGAGGACGTAAATATAAGAACGGCATTATCCTTCCAGTTTTGATGATTACGGAAACTGAGGACCAAAAACGCTCAATTCCAGAAGGTCGTCAACCAATTGAAGTTGTTAATTTTGTAGCATCAATAGAAGATTTTAGGTCGGCTGGAATGACCACCGTTTGGGAATATAAACAGCATCTTAACGATTTGTTTAAGTACGACGGAAGGTATTTTACTGTAACTTCTTACAAAGTTCGCGGTAGGGCAAAAGACGACATTATTGTAGTAGTTGAAGGTCTTGAAGTGTATTTTAATCAAGAGTATCCTTTTGACCCCACTCCCACGTTCACCAACATCAGTAATCTTCCTTGGCCGTCCAGCCTTCCCAGTATCTGATAAACTTGATTTAACTTTAGCGAGCGCTAAAGGGTACAACTGCCTAGAGGAATTGGAGTGCGTATATAAGCATGTCGTCTGTTGCCCGTTCTTCTAGACCATCATTTATTTCTGGTGAGTTTGAAGTTGTGCGATATGCAGAGTTCTTGGCTAAAAACTATGCCAGTGCTTTGGCTCAGGCTATTAAAGAAAGCACTAAAGAAGAAACTATTGCATTGCAAAAACGAGCCAAAGAATCTAAAACAAATTGGACTAAGGTTTCAGATAGTTTAGAAGTTACGTACAACGAAAACACTGGAAACGTTGATTACGGAATAACTGGCAACGACGAAAAGGCTCGTCTTGCTACAGACCTTGAGTATGGTGTTCCTACAAAAGTTGCTCCACAACCGTTACTTCGTTCACAAGTTTTAAATACCCAAACAGAACTTAGCAACAAAATTGCTGATAAAGTTCACTCTAAATTAACGGCAAAATACCGATGAGTAGAGTTGGTTTTCTCCTTGCCGAAGATGAGGCTCTTAAAATGCTGTTTGCAGGAATGACTGTTCCTGACGATAGAAACAACGCACGTCCAGTAGAAGTCTTTTTTAGATATCCAGAAGGTGAAACAGAGCGTTCCTATCCGTTTATTACTTTGGAACACATTGATATTATCCATGCTAGAAACAGGCAACATTCAGAATCGGATATTTACTACAGAACTGGTGCAGGAACCGCACCCGCTATTCCAACAGGTTCCGCAAATCGCATGGACTATTGGCCTAGCGTGTCTACTAATTTCAATTTTAAAACAAACAAAGACAGTTACGCTTATTTAAGGGCAAATGAACACGTTCCTGTTGATTTGCTTTATCAAATTTCTACGTTTGCACGAGCGGCCTTACATGACAGGTATTTAACTGCAAAAATGTTGACCGAAATATTTCCTTGGCGAAAAGGCTTTATTGATATTGGCGCAGACGGAACCATTAGGCGTTTAGACCTATTGGATTGGACCACAGCAGACCTTCTTGACCCAGAGGCTGGATATCGCAAACGTATTTTCCGAAAAGTTTACACCGTACAAATGACCGCTGAGATTCCATCGTCTCGTATTGTGGGCACTAAAGCGGTTGCTACGGTTGTTGGCGGTGTTGAGCGAATAAACAGCGTCAATGGAAGCGTATACAACATGGCTACTAATTCTGAAGAAGCGTTTTCTTCATGAAATCTATATTACAATTTAAGGCATAATAGTGTGTACAGTTTCAATATCTAAGGTATACTTTTATTAAGGAGTAATCCACAATGGCATTTCAAAGACCTGGCGTTTACGTATCTGAAGGCGCCTTTACTACATCAGCAACCTCTGGCACAGCCACGGTATCTGCTGGCTTTATTGCAGAATCATCGCGTGGTCCAATCGTTCCAACAAGAGTAACGTCATGGACGGCGTATAAGTCGCTGTATGGCGACATTGAGGACGCTTTTGACCTTCCATATGCGGTGTATCACTATTTTGCAAATGGTGGTCGCAGTGCATACGTTTCTCGTGTATACGATTCTTCTGACGCCACTGCTGCATCGGTAAACGTTGCTGGAACAGTAAACGGTGGAGGTTCTTCTACTGTATTTAAAGTTAGTGCTGGAAACCCTGGAACTTGGGGCAACAGCCTTACTGTGTCTGTAACTGCTGGATTAGTTACTGGCAATGAGCCGACTTTTAATTTAATTGTTAAATTGAGTGGAACAGAAGTTGAGCGTTGGAACGAAATAAGTCTTGATTTAAACTCCAGTCGTTACCTAGGAACAATAATAAATACCTATTCCACCTATATTATTATTTCAAACATTGCTACATATACTTCTGCTTTTACTGTTACTGCAGTGTCTAACTCTGCATTAACATCTGGTGCATCTGGTTCAACTCCTACTAACGGAGATTGGAACGACGCAGTAGACGCATTTGATTCAGTTACTGAAGAATTAGTTCTCAACTTAGTCAACAAAACAACTGCGGCAGTTGTCAACTATGCATTAACATACGCTGAAACTCGTGGAGATTGCTTTGTAGTAATTGACCCAGCATCTATTGCATCAGGTGCTGATGCAATTTCTTCTATTTCTGGATACACCGCTTCTTCATACGGTGCTGTATATTATCCAAAACTTAAAATGGTTGACCCATCAAAAACTGGTGCTGCTGCAATTCGCGATACTGCACCTGGTGGTGCAATTTTGGGATTGTATGCACGAGTTGAAGCAGAACGAACAGTTGCAAAAGCACCTGCTGGTTTTGCGTATGACGTTCGCAATGCTTTTGGTCTTGTAACTTCGTTTACCGAAGCAGAACAAGGAACAATGTATGATGCCCATGTAAACGCCATGAAAGCAATTCCTGGTGCTGGTGTAATCATCAACGGTGCTCGCACTTTGAAGAAAACAGACATTACAAAATACGTTCCAACACGTCGTAGTCTTAACTACGTCAAGGCTCAATCAAAACGTCTTACAAACTTTGCAGTGTTTGAACCAAACAACGAACGCCTTTGGACAACAATTCAAGTTCGTTTGTCTAAGTTTCTTGCTGAGTTTTGGAGTGCAGGAGGTCTTAAAGGGCGTAACACAAGCGAAGCGTTTTATGTTTTGTGCGATGAAACAAACAATACAGTAAACACGATTGAAAACGGTGAAGTTCATGTTGAGGTCGGGATTGCACTGCAAACTCCCGCCGAATTTATTGTTATTGAAGTTAGCCAATTTGTTGGCGGCTCAAATCTGAACGAAACTGTTTAAGGAGAAATAATGGCTATTGCACAACGTACCGACCCACTTCGTAATTTTAAATTTCAAATTCAAATTGTGGGCTTTCCTGACTTGACGGCTCACACTTCATCGGGGACTGGAGTAGGTCTTGATGGTTTGGGTTTTGCCGAAATGTCTGGTTTGAGCGTTACCAACGAATTGATTGCTTATCGTGAAGGTGGCATGAATACCCATCCACACAAGATGGTTGGTCAATCCGACTTCCCACCAGTTTCGTTTAGCCGTGGTGTTTTTGCAAACCAAGCGCAGATGTGGAAATGGCAAACATTTATGCACTCATGGCAACAGGGAAACCCGTCATCTGGAAGCACTGGATTAAACAGTGGTAACAACGATTATCGTTGTGACATTGTTGTTCGTGTATACGACCACCCTTACACTCGTAATGATGCCAATGGTGGCTCATACCAAGCAAATGACCTGCCTGAAGGAACTACAAAACCAGGTAAAGTTCAACTGGCATTTAAATTGTTTAACTGCTGGCCTGGTGTTTTTGCAATGAACGGTCTTAACGCTGGTGACAACGGTATTTTAATTCAACAAATGACCATACATCACGAAGGTTTTCATGTTGCGTTTACTGAAAGCGAAATCATCGCAATTGGGACCGCTCGTTAATTAATTTAGTAATTTACAATTTAAGGAGCACTATATGTCTACTGAACTTTCATCTCAAGCCGCGGCTGTTAACCAAGCACTTCAAGAACCTGCACCTAAAGTAGACCTTCCAACAAGTTTAAAAGTTGACCTTTTTCGTGGTTTATATGAACCTTCTTCAAAAGAATGGTACACGACTGCAACTGTTCGTGAACTTAACGGAGAAGATGAGGAAGCCCTTTCTGCATTTGATGTTCAAAAAAACGTTACTTATTCAGAGTACATGACTCATCTTTTAAAACGTGGGGTTGTAACAATTGGAAATGTAGAAGTAAACGGCAGAGCAGAAATTATTGACGACTTAATTGTTGGTGACAGAGATGCTCTGTTCTTGGGAGTCTTAAAAGCAACTTATGGTCGTTATCGTGAGTTCCAAGTAACCTGTCGCGAGTGTGATGGAGACAACGACGTTACTATGGATTTAGACAAGGATTTTAAAAGTGAGCCTGTAAAAGTAGACCTTCACAAGCCAATTAATGTAAAACTTAAAAACAACACCACAGTTCAATTACGCTACCCAACTGGTGGAGATAGCCA